CGAAAGCCAGTCGGTAGGCCACGGCAAGGTCGATGATCTGCTCGTCACTCATCGGCTGGCACAATTCCTCGACATCGTGGCGCTTGACGATGGCGCTGATTCCGCCGATCGGCGATACCGGCTTCGGGTGATAGGTCTTGTTGCGTGGCTTTTTGTGGGAGGCCATCAGAATTCCTCAACCTTCCAACCGCCGCCATCTTTCTTCGCTCTCGCCTGAATTGCCACAAATCGCAGCGGGTACAGATCAGCCGCAATCTTGATCTTTGCTCGAGCATCGTCCATCCAGTGGCCTTTTACCTCGTGAGCCTCGAGCGCGCCATCGGTGAGCAACACGGCGAAATCCGGCGTATAGAACGTGTTATCGGCCAACCTGAACTTCAATCCCTCGAATTTGTACCAAGCCACCTCGCCGGCATGCTTGCGCTGTTCGAGCGTGATGGCATATGCTTGCTCGGTTTTGTTCATCGCCCCGACCTTTAACCGCCCGAGCGCTTGCAGTCTCTTGTGCATCATTTCGCCCCCATAGTCATCACGGATAAATTCAGCACTACGGCCCCGACCGCGTACCATACCTGCGCCCAGTCCAGTGCGAAGGAATTGCGGATCGCCGACATAGCAAACAGCACCGTAATGATTTGTATGAAGATGCGTGGATTTGATAGCCAGGTCATTTCGCTTCCTCCAATCGTTCTGCCTGCCATGCTTCCAGGCGTTGAAAATTGTTTTCTGGCGTTTGCTGGTAGCCGGCCCGGTATGCTGCGGCCAAGGTCTCCAGATACTCGCGCATGCCATTATTCTCACGAACGCAATTTTTCATTTCTTCGATCTCCTTATCGCGCCACTCGAAGCGGTTGGCTAGTTCGGCAAAGTCCTTCAGAAACTGCCTTGATACTTTCGTCGGCCCAATCGGTTCCGACTGTTTCAGGAATGCAGACATGCACTTCGATGCCTTTGGATGTTAGTCGTTTTGCGAGACTGTACGATGCATGATGCCCGGTGTAGGACAGATCGTTATCGCCAAAAATGGATACTTCATCGATTCCTGCTGGCGGTTGCCATTGTTCCATCAGCACCGCATTTGTCGCGGCCCATACCGGCAGGGAATGCAATGATCCAGCAGCGAGAGCAGTCTCGATTCCCTCCGCGATGCCGATATGTTTTTGAATTCGACTCAGGCGCACCGACGAGCCATTGAGCGGCAAACCCTCCATAAACTTCTTGGCCGGCTTCACGTTTGCCTTTTCGCCGGATGCGTTCAGGTAGGTGCGATGCACCGATACGCCCTTGCCGTTCTGGTCGCGCATGATCGCCACCATTGCCGGCCACGCGCCGCCAGCCGAGTGGTACATCGATCGGTGGTACTTGATATCGACCGGGATAGATTCAATTCCTGTACGCCGGTTCAGGTAGGTCCATACCGGATCGCCGCGCTGCACGGCGACGCACTCGGACAGAATTTTCTTGATAGCCGCGATCTTATCGGCTTCGCTTCGCCGTTCTCGGGCCGGTAGCGCAATGACTGTTCCGAGCACCGCATCGACTTCCTTGCAGGCCTGCGCGAACGTCCATCCGTTCATTTTTATCAACAGGTCGATACCTGACCCGGCGCCGCAATGGGAGCAAAAATACGTTCCGCGCCCGTCGCGGCAATCATATCTAAACCTATCGATACCCCCGCAAATAGGACAAGGTCCGTGGCGATTCACAAGGAATTTTTCGTCAACACCAAATGATTTTAAAATGCCATCCCACTTACCAATTGCGGCATCTAATGTCCGAGTTTTAGGAATTAGCATTTTTATCCCTCGTAACCCGTCGATTTGAATTATTTATTGCCTTAGTCGTCCATCTGCAATTATCTTTTGAGTATCCTAAATTGTTGTCTTTCCTATCAATCTCATAAGATGGGTCCGGCTTCTTCCCCATATCAGACAAAAATAGATCGACAGAATCTAACCACTCCTGACAAACAGTTATTCCGCGACCGCCATAATTTTTATAATGCCGCGTAGATGTGTCGTAACACCGTCTTTTCATATTCCAATATGCGCGATATTCTGCTGTTTCACACATCCCATGCGTAGTGGATGCCCTCGATGCATTTTCTTTATTAAAGCAACCGCACGAGACTGTGGTGCCGCACCCAAGCACGTCGGTACGGACTACTGTCTCCGTGCCGCATTCGCATTGGCATACCCATCTTGCGCCGCGATGTTTGATATTCGCATCAGGCTCGGCGCGACGTAAGACGGAAAGCCGACCAAATTTCATCCCGACAATATCTTTATGCCGTATCACTCGTGTCTTAGGCTGCATTTGCGCACCCCTTGTGGAAACGGATCGCCGATGCCTTGACCATGTTCAGCACCGCGAGGCTGGGCGGCCGCCCGATGTCATCAAGCCCGCGCGGGAATACGCCGAAGATGTTTTTGTATTGATTGCCAACCCATCCCGACTTGTAGCCCTTTTCCTGCGCGATGCGGTACAACTCGGAATAGACGGATTGCTTGTCAAGGCCGGCAAGCTTCGCCTCTTTCGCCTTTTCCTTCTTCGTCAGAATTTTCAATTCCCCTGGCGCATGTTCGATCGTGTTGATCTTCTCAGGCGCGAATCCGCATATCGGGCATTTGTGCGACTTCTTGAGATAGCTGCACGATGGGCAGGGCTTCGGTAGCTTTTCCTCTTTTTCCTTATCCTGCGAGGGCTTGGATTCTTTCGGCTTGCCATCGTCCAGGATCATCGGAAATTCATCGGTCGGAAAGCCGAGCATCTCCACCGTGCCGCTATGGTCGAGGATCAATGCCTTGTCTTTCCCTGGATATGGGCGAAGAACCCGGCCAGCCATTTGCAAGTAGCGAATCAAGCTTTTCGTCGGACGGGCCAGTATCAGCACTTTGCAGGCCGGAAAGTCCCACCCTTCGCACAGAATTCCAACATTGGAAATGATCGTCGTTTCGCCGCGTTCGACCCGCGCAAGAATGGCAATCCGGTCTTCGTCTTCGGTGTAGCAGTCGATATGCTCGGCCCGGATACCGGACGCGATGAACTGCGCGACGATATGCTGCGAATGCGCGATGTTGGTCGCAAAGCATACCGTCGCTTCGCCGTTCGCGTGTTTTTTCCATTGATCCACGATGTCGCCGATCAATTTGGGCTTGTCCACAGCATCTCCAAGCTGCCCTTGGTTGTAATCCCCTGCGACGACCTTCACCTTGCTTAGATCGGGCTTGGAGGGGCTGTACACGTCGCAGTCAACAAGGAACTTTTGATCGATCAAGTCCTGGATCGTCGCCGCGACGACCATGCTTTGAAACAGTGCGCCGCCCAGTTCGTCGTAATGCTTGCCTAGCCCCTTGCTATACGGCGTGGCCGATAGTGCGATGACTGGTTTTCCAGCCATCTCCATCATGATTTTCTTGTATGCGGCAGATCCTGCGACACCGTGACCCTCGTCGATCAAGAGCATGTCCACATCCGGCAGGCCGCGCGTGGCGATGGTCTGGATCGACGCCACCAGAACATTTTCATAGGTGCGCGCCGTGTTTGCGCCCTGAATGATGCCATGCGCGATGCCGGCCGTCGTGAAGCGCCGGGAGGTTTGCCGGATCAAGTCCACGCGGTTACAGAGGAATGCCACCCGCTTTTTCTTGGCGATAACCCCGCGTACGATCGCCATCCCGATCTCAGTTTTGCCCGATCCGGTTGGGCTGGATAGCATTTGCCGGGTAAAGCCCTCAGCCAAGCCGATACGCAGGTTTTGCACTGCAATTTCCTGATATTCTCGTAGTTCAAATGTCATTTCCATTCCTTGGATAATGTTTCGTTAATTTGCCTTGGCTAGGGGCCGTTGGTTTTAGCCCTGTTCTTTCTCTTCTTAGCCTAGACCATGATGCTAGCGCGCTCTTCTGGGCCTAGACCATGATGCTAGCGCCTGACGCTAGGCACTGATGCTAGCATCGCACTTCTTACCAAAAACCCATGCTTAATAAGCAATTCAAGATCAATGTTTTTGCACGATAATTTGATTTCAAGGAACGGGATATCAAACGGTATTTTCCCGTTATTTTGGCTGGCAAAAAGCCACAACATGACTAGATGCCCTTTTGATGCGTCTGGCAAAGTGCAGAAAAGATAGTCATCGAGCAGCGCGCGATAGACCTTAATCCATGGCGGGTTCCGTTTCCCGTAATGCTGAAATGTGTCCCAGTTTTTAACGTCCAGGAATTCCATTATTCATACCTCATCCGAAGGAACCTGATTACAGCCGCCGTTTTCGACGCGCTAAGCAGATTCCTGCAATAGAGCCACATGACAAACATTTTTATTCTTGTTTTCATACGAAACCCTTTGAAAAGCGCTTTCCCATGGGTGACGTTACCAAGGCAAGGCGACTGGCGTCTTGAAGGTTCCACGAGAAAGCACTTATCGAAAAATTTATCATTCTTGCCTTATTTGGCCGTCACAGCCGGTACTTAAACTTGCCTCAAAGCCTTGCTCTGATCTCAAGTATGCTATACGGAAATATGCGAGAGAGCAAGCATATTCCTGTAAAACTAGGAAATTTCTTAGCTTTGTCTGTGCGGTGGCGCGCATAGGCGAAAAAAAGCCCGCGCGAGGCGGGGCAAAATTAGCTGGTAGGAATGGACTTAGTCGGGTCAGGTTATTCCGAGCGCCTTGATCTTCGCCTGATACACGGACTTGATCACCCTCAACTCATCGATTGACCATTTGTGAATCGTCTGTTCAGCCTCTAGCGCCTCGACGGCAGCCAGCCCGATACGATCTATCAGACCTACTCTGAAATCAGCATGGCGCCCCGCTCCGTACGAATTACACTGCTTGAGCTGGCGGTGACAATTGCGCTCATCAAACCGCAAATGTCCGGCACTCCCGCGACTGCGATAATGGCCGGCATCCCATATCCCGCCGCGCGACCATGCGCCCCCGGTTCCACCGCAGCAAATACACGGCAGATGGGCATCGCGCGCGCGGATGAATGCATTGAACACCTTTTGCGTATCCGCGATCCAGTCCGAGAGCGTCTTGAGCGCTACCTTGCGCGCCTTGTCGCCATGTCGTACATTCTTCGCCGCCGCACGCTCCGCCTTGATCCTGGTCGCCGTCACCAGCGCCACCGCGCACTCGGTACTGCATACGACTGCGCCCGGCTTGATGACGGGATTCGATCGGCATACTTTGCATTTACGCGGCTTCGGCTCGCGGCGCATTGGCGACTTACGAACAAGCGAAGATGACCGCTTCATTTCGCATCCGGTGGAAATTCTAGTTTCACGCCAAGAGTTAAAAAACTCGCTTGCATTGCTTCGAGATACTTCGATAGCTGCGACTTAACCATGATCGACGTAACCGGCCAATGGTTCATGGCTATCAGCTTTTGCTCGTAAGTCAAGCCCTTGATCACAGCATCGTAAGCAGTGCGGAATTCCTCATCTTCAGCACGCAGGATCGGTACGCCGTAATGCAGCTTGCAATAGGACTTCCATCCAAGCGCGTCATCTTCGCGCAGTTCGCGTGCTATCTGTTCATACCACGCGTGAGAAATGGCGTTCTGGTCTAAGCTGCGATCCTTGCCGGCTTTGACGCTAACCCGCAAGAATTTATGTTGATTCCACATGTCGCGCAAGTCGCCGATTGCGCGATGTAGCGATTCGGCGCTGTTGATGATTATCGCGCTCATTTTCCCGCCTTAAAACAAGAATCACATTTGCCATATTGCGCCAGTTGCTTTGCGCTTACTTGTCGGCCGCATGCGCAATGCTTTTTTGCGTGCACGTAAATCGTTTGATTCTTTGTCGCGACGCGGAAGCGCTCTGTATTTTCGTGGGAAAAGCTCATGATGTCCTCTCGCACGCCATTTCGTAATCGGCCCTGGCCCACGCCTGCGCCCATGCTTTGTGCGCGTAGCTGCCGGATGGATGTGGATTTGCCGTGATCGGCTGGCCGGATAGCCATGCGAGTGTGCCGTCTTGTGTAGTGCTCATGCTGTCCTCCTGCGCATTCCTGCCACATATTTAGCGCCATCCATTTCCTTCGACCAGATATCGACCGAGCGCGCCGGAACTAATGCGACACGTGGCGGTGGCAAACTTACGCCGTTGAAATGATCGATGTACTCCTGCGGCAGTTGGTAATGACTCGGGCAGTCTGTGCTGAGATTGTGCAAGACCGCGATTTGCGAGACGTTGCGATGATTCGTTTTCGCGGCCAGCACCAGGTCGCCTAGCGTCATCGGGCCGTTGACGTGCAGCGCCTTCAGCACGCGGTAGGATGCGGAGTCTTGATGTGGGATTTTCATACCGATTCCTCCGCAAACAGATCGTTCTGATTATCGACTGCGGCACTCTTGCAGTTCTCGACTGCCAACTTGAAATATGATGGCTTCAGCTCAGACCCGATGCCGCGCCGGCCCATTTTCAATGCGGTATAAACTTCGCTGCCAATCCCGAGGAATGGCGTATAGACCAGATCATTCGGATTCGTCCACAGGTCAATCGCGCGTTCAATCACGTCCAGTTGCAGCGGTGAGATGTGGCGCTCGTCGTCATTCTCGCGGGCGCTCATATATTGCAGTGTGCGTGTCTGATTGATATCCATCCAGACCGGGCTCGCGTATTTCTGCCACAGGCCGACCGGCAGGCTTTCATGCGTATGCGTGACCGGATCTGGATTGTCGCCGGGCTTGCGCATGATGACCAGATAATCCGCGATGCCTTGCCGGCTCATCGCGCTATCCTTGCGCAACTGCTTGTACAGCAGGCCGAGTGCTTTGGTGCGCTGCATCGCGACGACTGGATCTTTCCATATGCAGACTTCAGAATGGTAGATAAAGCCTGCCGCCTGATGCGCGCGGATAATCTCGCCACGAAAGTCTTTCAACCCGATATATCCGTCGCGTGTTTTGGAAGTCGGCAGATTCATGCAGTGAATCGCAATTAATCGGCCCGGTTTCATGATGCGCATATGATCGGCGATCAGATAGCGGTAGTGCTGCCAGAAATCGGCGCTCGAGGCGTTATTGCCCATGTCGCGCTCGCTGTTGCTGAACACGAATAACGATTCAAATGGCGGGCTGTACACGCTGAAATCGATTGAGTTATCCGGCAGTGACCGCGCTAGATCGACGCAATCTGCATTGTACAGACTGAACTTGTCGTGAATTTCCTGATTGATGACGTTCATGCGGTTTCCTCGATGTTATTGTAAATCCATTGCGGGATCGTGATCGGCATTGCGGGCCGGTAGACTTCGGTATTATTCGTCGCGCCGTTGATCTTGCTAGTCGTGATCGCGCGCATGTGCGCTACCATCTCGCCGGCCATCTCGTTCGCCTGGCGCTGTTTGCGTTCAATATTGGCCTTGACCGCGCCCTCAGTCTCCGCCGTAATGATGTGGACGTTGACTTCCTTCGTCTGTCCGAATCGCCAGCAGCGCCGCACCGCCTGATAGTATTTTTCGAAGCTGTCATCCATGCCGACGAAGATTTGCGTCTGGCAGTGCTGCCAATTCATGCCGTAGCCGCACACTGAAGCTTTACTGATCAGACCCGTCGCCTCGCCATGCGTGAATGCCATGATATTTTTGGTTTTCTGGTCTAATGTCATCGATCCGGTGACCTCGACTGCATTTGGCAGTAGTTTTGTGAGTTGTTCCGACTCGTCGTTCAGATGGCACCAGATGATGTACGAACCTTCGGTTTGCTGCGCCAGCTTGACCGCCAATGCAATGCGATCGCTCATGCTGCCGCGCTTGGCTTGGCGCCGTTCGGTAAGGCTTTGCGCGACGACTGCGAATAACTGGCCTTCGAGCAGTTCGCCGCCCGATACCACATGCTCATGGATGTTTAGCGGCGGCAGGATGTAGCGTGAGCCATCGAAGCCAAGGTCGGACGGATTGCGAATGCAGATCGCCCAGGTCGCCATCCATTCCCAAAACTTGATCTTGCCGTGACCCTTCAATCGCCATTTCCCGGTATCGCCGCCGTCATGCGTGAAGTACGTGGACAGCATTTCGACCGATGACATGATGCCGAGGAACGCCGCTTGATTGCCGAGTTCCATCCAGTCATTCGGGCTTGGCGTTGCGGTGCAAGACAGCTTGTATTCTGTTTGGCGGAATGCGTTGACGATGAACTCGCGCGTCTTGCTGTTCTGCCCCTTCAGGATACTCGATTCGTCCAGTACCACGCCGACGAACGATTCCAAATCGAAGTGTTCGAGCATTTCGTAATTCGTAATCGTGATGCCATCCTCGACTTCATCATCCGAACGGCAGTATTTGACCGTGATGCCGAACTTTGCCGCCTCTTCGACCGTTTGCTGCGCAACACACAATGGCGCCGCGATGATGACGTTGCCGCCCGTATGTTCGCAGACCAGTTGCGCCCAGGTCGCCTGACACAGCGTCTTGCCGAGGCCGGTATCGAGGAATAGTGCCGCACGTCCGCGTTTCAGTGCCCACTTGACGCAAGCCGCTTGGAAGTCGAACAGCGGGCCGACTGGCACGTCGCAATCAAAGCCAGTTGGTATATCGACCAGTTGCTTCGATTTGATGAACGACTCGTAATCACTCATCTCAGATCCGCCTTCAGCTTCCCGCCCGTGTAAGCCTGGATCGCCGCCTGATTCCACTTGCTCAGTGTTTTCTGCTTCTTCCAGTTGAGAATGCACTGATGCGACTTGCCAAGCTCCGCCGCCGCCTTGGTTTCGCCTCCGTAGTATTTAATCACTTGTTGAATATTCATTTTCCTGCCTCCTGTGTCGATAGTTGTAATTTACAGGACCAACTAGATAACGTCAACAAATTTGTTTAAAATGTGTTGACAGCGGCAAAACGCGGTGTAATAATCCGTCATCGAATCACAAACCAGCAGGAGTCGTAATGTACATATTCACAAATCTGAAGACCGGCAAGATATATCGCTACGCCACGCTCCAAGCTGCGAGTCGCGCCAAGGATCGCCAGGACAGCGCATACGGTGCGGTCTGCACTACTTATCCGAAATTCGTCGCGTAAGCATTCGCCAACCAGCAGGAGCCGCCCAAATGACCGCAGCAAAGAAAGCAGCAACGAAGAAAGTCGCCGAAGTGGGCGCGCCATCCGAGAAGAATCACATCGGCAATTTGCGCATCGAATCGAAAGCCGATGCGGAAAGATACGCAGATGTGACGGAGGTTACCGGCTCCCTCGACATCGGTGCTGATGCCTCGCTGCCGGTGCTCACCGCCGTGGGCGACTACCTCTACATCGGTGCTGAAAATATTGAATTGCCAGCGCTAGAAATTGCACACGGCGTAAAAGGCCGTCTGCTGGCGATCCACAAACATGGCCTGTGGCTATCTGACGATTACAAATATTACGCGGGATGCAAAGGCCCGATGACAAAAAATAAGGCTATCGCACTGAGCAAGGTCTATGAAGATCAAGAGACTGCGCAAATATTCATCAAAGCTATTTTGGCCGATGAAGAAAGCCGCGCCGCTTCCGCGATCGAAAGTTAGTCATGAACACCGCAACCATCTACCGCAATTACGCCCGAGCCGAAGCGCCCGACATGACCGGCGAAGACTGGACGCCAACGATCCGCGCCGAACTGTCGGATGCCGATGTCGGGGAATGGATCGCTGCGTTTGCCGAGACTGGCGACGTGGCCGATGAATTGGGCAATTACAAATCGCATCGCGGAACGACGCCACATGCATGCGCGTTGCAATGGGTAATTGACCCGGCTGGGCTCGGTGAAATCGTCCGGCCTGTGTTTCTGCGCTGGGCACGTGCCTGCGCGAATCTTGCGATGTTTGGGAAGTGTGAATCACAGGATTGAATACCAAAGAGGGGAGAACGTCGAGTCATATGGCTTGCCATCATCCCGCCTGAAGTGCCTAGCGCAAATAGCTGGGGCAAACACTAAAGGTATCAGACGTGACAGCCGGAGAGACGGCATGAATTCGCAGGATTAGAAAAAACCACCGCTTATCGGGATTAGCACCCGATGACAGGCCGGAAAGACGGTCACTGAATTTCCTGGGGATGTAACGAATCGAGGATGCCAATCACGATCCCCTGAAGATTGGATGGCCATGCACATATCAGGTCGTGAACGTCGGTACGCCGGAAAGCCGCATGGGGAACAAGACGAGACAGCCGGAGAGACGGCACTGAATTTAACGAGGAGAGCGAATTGAAACTTGAGTTTGACATCAGAGAAATCGAGCAGTTGGTCATCGCCAAGGCGGTAGCGATTGGCATCAACGCAAACGCCTGCAGCATCACGACCCGCAACGGTCATTTCGAAAAGGCTGTTGCATGGTTCGACGCGAAACCGGCGAACGATGCCGCGGAACCTGCGACTAGTGATTGGGTGACGGTTCCTGAAACCGTGCTGCCTGACGGCCGTGTCGTTCCATCTTTCAAGTTCGCCAAGTACCCATGCTCCAAGGGTGCTGACGGACAGATCGTGCTTGATGCGTCTGCAAAGCCGTGGGTCAATATCAAGTTCACCGATGCGGTAAGCGCGTGCCAAGCGGCAGGCTACCAGCTTACTCGTGAGACGCAAGAACTGGCGATCCGATTGAACGTCGCGCAGCAGGATATCAATTGGACCGGCGGCAAGGTCGGCGAAGGCAAGCTTTATCAAGGAATCCACAAAGGCAAAGTGTCGAGCGCACAGGCCGCTGACTACGTGTCCGACGATCCTGAAGAGCGGTCATGGCATCAACTGTCGAACGGTGAGCGCGTGTTTGGCCTCGCCGGAAACGTCTACACCTGGGTATTCGATGACGTGCAGGGAAACGACCAGGGCATCGTCGCCGGCCGCATCGCTAAAGACTCTATTTCTCTGACCACTGCTCCCTATCCATCGAGAGAAAAAGGCATGGGCTGGCGGCCTGATAGCGATGCGAGTTGGTCGGGCACTGCGCTCGTCCGTGGCGGCTGCTGGGTCTCCGGGGTCGGCGCGGGCGTCTTCCGTCTCGTCAGCGTTTGGCCCGACTACGTCAGCGTCGGCCTCGGCTTTCGCTGCACCAAGCCATAGGTCTCTGATCTCAGGTCACCGGTCGCCGCGTAAGCGGTGGCCCCTAAGAAAGGAAATGTCATGGCAAAAATAAGCACAACAACGAAGGCATGGATTACCAGTCACAGCGACCTGGGGCCTGACAGTCTGATGGACCCGAAGAATATTGCGAACCTCTCGTTCTCCAACAGCAAGATGGAATCGGTCGGGTGGACATTCGTCGGCGAAGCAGAAATCACGGTCGATCTGGTCGATACGAACACGCTCATTGCGAACAAGGTCGATGCGCTGCGCAACGAGCTATCCGCAGTCCGCGCCCAAGCGCAGATGGAAGCGACACGGATCGAATCGCGGATCAACGATTTGCTGTGCTTGACGTTTGATGCGACGGTGGAAAAATGACCCGCGCCCTATTCGGACAGCCCGGCGATTTCCTCGACCGCAACCAATGGGCCGTGCTGATGTGCGTTGCGGTGCTTGTGCTTATCGGGAGTGCGCTGTGACTGAAACTCAAATCCGCGAAGCACACGCCGCAATCGTCGAGCGAGAAAACTGCTGGATACGAATGATAAATAACTGGACCCGCGATGAAAAAAATAATCAAGCGCATTGCCCGGTTGCGGCGCCAGAAGTCCGCCCTCTTCGGCTGGTATCGCCGATACAGGCAGGGCAAGTACACGCGTAAGACGCGACTCATGGCAGCGCTGCAC